GTGTCTACTGTAGCCGTAGCTACTTGGTCCTCATACGGCAAACTGTTGTCGGTGTAGCGATAGCCAAAACGCAGGCCGACTACGACCTCTTGCATTTGAAAGAAAAAATTTTGTTGACCACTTCCGCCCCATTGACTGGCGGCAGACTGGCGTGACGTGACATTGTTAAACTGCACTACACCAGCTGCGTTGACCTCGTCGTTGGGGTTAGGTGCAAATGCAGACGTGTCAAGATAGTCGCCGTCAAAAAATACTGCTGGCTTGCTGTTGACGTACAGCGTAAAACCGCTGCTAAAAATTTTAGGCTGCAAGGCCGTACTAGCTTGACTTGCGTTACGTCCGTTGCCGCTTTGATCGTACCAAATTTGCACAAAGCCGTCACCAGAACCACAAAACGTGCTTAGGGCGCCTACGTCTAACACGCCAGCAGCAGTAAAGCCAATATCTTGCGACGCTGCTGTTGGTGATGTACGCCGGACATTTATTGCTGGTCCGCTGTACGATGAGTTTAGTTTGCGTAATGAGTATGCTGCTTGGCTGTTTGCATATGTGTTTAGCAAAGGCAAAGTGCTTACCTCGCTGTACGAAACGACAAACGTGTATGCACCATGGTCGTCAACTTTTGTAATGTACTCGCGTATAAGGTCGCGGCAATCACTTAGTGTTGCGTTGTCGGCAGGTTGCAAGGCAGCTGGCGCCGTCCAACCAGAGTCTGTGCGCGTCTGCAAGCCTTTTGTATTAACGTACACCTTGCGCACAATTGTTGCGCCTGGCGTGTCCGGCACTTGCCCTTGCGGTGCCATAAATGTGCCTTGACCGTCATTTGCCAAGGTATAATACATCTCAATTGTTTCCGTGTTAATTACAGCTGACCAATCACCTGCAAAGTTTGCTCGCGATTGCGTGTTGTACGAAAACATGATGTTAGTAGGTCGCGTATCAGATTGACCTTCGTTTGTGTCAAAAGGCAAACGCAACGGATCGCCACTATCTACTGCCTCAGTTGTGATGCCAACGGCGTTACGACCAATCTTGCGTAACGTCAGCTGCATCTCGCACTGCGTGCTGCACAACGTCCAATTTAGCGGTGCAAAAAACTCGCCTGTGTCATTATCCTGGTATCGCGAGAATGGTTTGCCTGGCGTTGCATTTGACCCGCGCAACACAATGCTTCCGCGTTGCACTGTGCGTGGCCTGTAGTGCGATGCAAGTATTTCCTCAACACACAGCTTGTTTACAGGTCGTTGTGTAGAGCTTGCCTGGTTAACCCAGTTGTCTGTCAAGTTAAAAACGCCTGTTGCTGTTTCTACTTGTATGCTGCCCATGCCAACGCCTAGCCCGCCAATGTGCGTTGTGCCTAGGTTTATTTCACCACGTCCAAACGTGTTGCTTGCGCGCCAAGTAAAATTAGGCACGATGCCTAGGTTGTCGTTGCTGTAGGCTACAAAATACAGGCTAACAAACTCCCTAGTGAGTGCAGCTGTACCTGCTGTGTCTAAGTTGCCAAAGCTGTCAAACGCTAAAATTTGTGGAATAATAGTAACGCCTGTTTTTTCCGCTGGTGGCGGTGGCACAAGCACTGCTCCTTCTAAGTAGCGCGATCCGGCTGTTGTAAAGTCGTAGTAGTACGCGCTGCTTTCTGCGCGGTGATAATCGTACGTGCCTGACGCTGCGCTGTAGCCAACTAGCGTGACGTTAAATGGCGCATAGTCTTGACTTGTAAAGTCTGCGCTTTGCAGGGAGTACTCGTCTATTCTGCCAGCAGGATGCGGTGTCAGTTCGTTTTTGTACAACGTCGCGTCAGCACCTGTACCAAACTGTATTGTAAAGCGAAAGACAATACGGCCAAGCGCCTCACTAGCTGCCTTGCTTATCGCTGCGTTTTCTACATACGCCGTAAACTTTAGCAAGTATCCTTCATCGCTTTGTGATGCCGAACTACTTGCAAATGTCAATGTGCTCTGCGACTGCACTGCTGCGCTGCCTATGTTGTAGGCGGCAATAATCTCGTAACCCTTGTTCGTGTCGCGTGTAAGGTTTACTTCATTGATCTGCGGCGTAAAGCTTTGCACCCACTCATTGCCTTTCTGTCGCGTGTCGTTTGCCGTGCTAGTTTGATAAGGTGACGTTGCAACAATTGTCGCTGTCGTATGAGTGCCGCCGTACGTTAGTCGGTAACCCGTAATATTCTCGTCGCTCAGAGCCGCAGGAATAAATGACCATGTGTTGCCGTAGTAGTACATGCGCAGCTGCAAAGTCAAACAAATGCTCTCAAGCAGCTCGTAGCAACTAATAAATGTTGTGTTGCCAGCGTTGTCTGTCTCGCTAAATGCGTGCGTGTGTATGCGCATGCGTCGCGTATTTGCGTACAATGTGCCAGCAGGATGTGACAGAAGCGACATCAATATGTCGTCAGTGCTGTACACGTCGTCAGCCATCTCTAGACGCACATTACCGCTTAAGGTTTGCGCGCTTAAGTAGTCGTACGTCGTCCACTTCTCTTGTATGTTAGTCAGTATGTCGTCAAAAATGACGTGAAAACCTGTGTACGCTGTGCCCGCGTTGTTGTAGTCTACGTTTTTCAGCAATGACAAGCCGTCAGTTGCAACAATGCGCAATGACTGTACAGGTGAGCTTTCTGTAATATCTACCTGTTCGCACAAAATTGTGCCGACCCATATGCGCTCACTGTCGCGCAACACCTCTAGCAACCAGTCGCCGTCTTGCGCATTTAACAAGTTTGTAATTAGCGTAGACAGTGTGGAACTGCCAGATGGCCATAACGTTTCTACCTCACAACGCGAATGCACAATGCCTGGCAACAGCAATGTGTCGTCAGTGTTTTCGTAAATAAGCTTGACACCTTGTGGCCCTACGTCAAACTCGCGTGTGCTGTCAGAGCCAGATGTGTTCTGTATAATGCGAACTGCGTAGGTCTCGCCGTTTATGCTTTGCGCATTGCCTGATGCGTAGAGGTAGCTGCTCATGCGTAACGGTTGCGGCTCGTGCCTGTGCGAGCGTTTGACAAAAAGATGTCATTGCCTTGTATGCGTCCAAAGACCTCTACTTGGTTGCCGCCCATCATGTCTCTTAATTTACTCAATGGCGCTACAACTTCAGGATCTATAGCTGCATTTCTGTTGTCGCCAATCATAGCCATTGTAGGACCGTATGCTACACCGCCATTTGCAAGGGCTGGCACGCCGATACGTTGTGTTAATCCGCTGGCGATGCCGAGACCGATTGCACCAGCAAGGTTGCCTGTCGCTAATGCTTTAGCTGCTGCTTGACGCAAATATGACGCTACAATGTCCACGGTGACTTGTCGCAGGAAATCTGCAAAGTTGCGTGCGCTGCGTGCGGCTGCTTCAAATGCACCAGCAATTGTTGCCGCCATAGTTGTTGTGGTTTCTGCAATTTTTTCACCAGCAACCTCGACATTTGTAAGCTCGCTTAAAAATTCGTGCACCGACTTTTGCGCAGTCAACGTGCCTGTACTAAAATCTGTAATAGCGTGCATTGCTTCCTCAAGGTGTGGAAGCATTTCCTCAGTTGCCTTGCCTTGTTCTGTAATTGCGTCAGTTGTAGCATTTACGACTGGCGTCACTGCGCTTTGTTCTGCATTCATTTGACGCACAGACGTAACAAGACCTTCAATGCGACTGTCTAAGTAGTCTATTTGCTCGCCGTATTTTCGGACATTGCCGCGTGCAATTTGTTTGTCAAATTTGTCTCCAAGCGTTCCTACAGCAGCGCGCGCTTCTTCAGCACGTTGTGCCGCTCGCATGCTGTTGCGCTCACGCTCCAGCTCTCTTATCTGCTCTTTTACGTGGTTGATTTGCGCTTGCTTGTCAAGGCTTGCCAGTGATCGTATGAATTTGTCATTTTCAACCTTTGCATCGCTTGTGCGATTACGAAACAAAACAATTGCCGCTGTCAGTGCGGCTATACCTGCAACGACAAGGCCGGCAGGGTTAGCTAACATCACGGCGTTAAGAGTCAAAAACACAGCGCGCAGGGCTGTGATTTGTGCAATGATTTGCGGCAAAAAAATGATGAGCGGACCAATACCTGCGACCAGCAAACCAATCTCCATTGTCATTTGCTTAGTAGCCCCTGTAGTAGCTGCAAACCTTTTTGCTAGGTCTGTAACACCGTCAAGCAATTTTGTAACAGCTGGCAACAGCGTTTGACCTAACTCAGCGCCTGCAAGTTTTAGGTTGTCTAGTGCGGTGCTAAACTTACCTGCCGCTGTTTGACTTAGACGCTCCATAGCGCCGTTTGCAAAACCGCCCTCCTGTGCAAAGCTGCGCAAAGTCTCGTTAAACTGCTGTACACTTACTGCACCTGCGCCAAGTTCCGACGGCAACAAACCAGTTGCATCTGACAAAGCTGTGAAAATAGGTATGCCGCGTTCTGCAAGTTGGTTTAGGTTTTCCAACTCAACCTTGCCCTTGGCATTGACTTTTGCAAAGATTGCGGCAATCTCTTCAATGCTCGATCCGCTTGTTGCGGCAATGTCGCCTAGAAATTGCAGCTGCTCATTTACCTCGTTTATAGCTGTGCCACTTGCAATTAATTGACGAGCTGCGTTGCCTACTTGCTCAAGCTGAAAAGGTGTCTGAGCTGTAAACTCGTTTAATTGTGCAACCATCATTGCTGCCTGTCGCGCGCCCCCAGTCAAGCTGACAAATGACGTTTCTAGCGTCTCTAGGTCTGCTGCACTTTTTATAGCAGCTGCACCAAGGCCAACAAGCGGCAACGTAATACTGCGCGTCATGCTTTCACCAAGGCGCGTAAAGTTGCTTGTCATCGAGCGCATGTTGCGCTGCACACGTCCAAGCGATTTGTTAAGGTCGCGCGTATCTGCGCCAATGCGCACTATAAGATCACCTAGTTTAGCCATTGGTGTTTGTTGCTAATGCTTTTAATTGATTCCAGCCGTGACTGGGGTTTTGTTTTTCTTGCTGTTCCCATGGGAATGTAGCAAGGTCTTTAGGCTTTAGGCTTGCGCCTTTTTTCGTGTGTACGTTAAGCAACAACGCGGTCTGCCATCGGGTACGCTCCCAGGCATCACGCTGTTGTGTTTCCTGTAGGTTGTACCGACCGCGTACCGCGTTGCCGAATTGTCGAAATGTGAAGTCGTACAGAGCGTCAGGGGTCAGGCCCAATAAGCCCAACCCCAACGACTCTATTTCGTCCCATTCAAGTGGTTTGTTGTCGTCGTCACCTCGGTTTTTTTTTCACCGCCTGGCGACATTGACTCCTCAATCACCTGCATCACATTTGCCAAGTCCGCAACGTCAATTAAACCTAAAAAATCATCCACTGACAATTCAAACTTCATACCCTGTTTGCGGCATCCTTCCTCAACGAAGTAGTAGAGCAGCTCAGGCATCTTAGTAACGTCCTCGCTGTCTAGCGTAGCCACCTTGTGGCCTGTCTCGTTCTCAAAGTTTCGCCACGCACGCATACTTGCGCGCACAGGAAAGGTCTGGTTGTCAAGGGTAATTGTCATGTATTACGAGTGGTCTTGGAATGTAATTGCGCTAACGCACTCAAGAGTGCAAGTGTAGGAAGCGTTGTCCTCTGTACCTGCGCTCAACTCAAGTGATGTAATAAAGGCTTCGAAGACAATTTCTTTGTCGCCAGCTACCTCGGTGTCATTAGTAAAGTCGTACGAGCACACTTTCACGTCTTGTTTGTTGCCAGCCAAAAAGTCGACCATCAACTCGTCGTATCCGTTAGTTGCGTCACCAGCGTAAAACGCAGTAAAGTTGACTGTCAAAGTTTTTAAGCCAGGCAACAAGGCGCGAAAACCGCCGTTGTTCTTGCTTGTTGTGTCGCGTGTCTCAGTTGACACCGATACGCTCAAATCAGTTACGTGATCTGCGACGACGACGGGCGTGTTGTCCGTCTCAAACATCACTGTGTACTGTGAGCCATTAAAAATACCAGTTGTGGCCATAATTATTCGTTGTTATTAGGTTTTCTGCGGTCTGCAATAATGAGATTGATGAGCACGTCGAGGTAACCAAATACCTGGTTATCCTTGTCGCTAGGCGTTGCGTTAACGATGATTTTTATAAAGGCCAAAAGCCCTAGCGTCAACTCGCCCCAATTTTCTGCAATAAATGTAAGTGGGTCCATTATCGTTTAATTCTAAAAGTGTAGTCCTGTACTGCAATATAAGTATTGCGGTCGGCACTTACCTCTGTTACTTCGTTTGTGTAGTGTATGGATTGCACTGTAATGTCGCCAGCTGATGCGTCGTTGACTGTGACACCTTTGCGATCAAGTGCAGCTCGCACGAGGTCAGCCAAATCGTTTGCCGACGCGTAGGTATTGCTTACGCAAAATATCTCGCACTGCGCCTCATCAACAGGCGTGCCGTCTTTCGTGTCGCTAGGTGTGTTGCTGATAACGCTGTAGACGATATACGGCATGCTGGCCGCTTCCTTAGCAAGCTCAGGAAAAATGCGACCGCCTACTCGCCCGTTTACAGTAGCGTCATTTGTAAGCAAGTTGTATATAGCTAGTCCGACTTTCATCGCATAAATCTTTCGTATTCGCGTTTTAACAGTCGGTTGCGCAGCGCCTCCATGCGTGTTTGTGTGGCGCGCTTGCTGCGGTCAAAGACGCCTGTGTTTGGCGTCGTCTTTTTAATGCCAAAGCTGTCGCCGCCTTCTACAATGTGCGCAAACCAGCCGTCACTGTACTTGCGCGTTTTGCGTCGTCCAATTGTGTTTGTCAGTGGGCCAGCAATGACTTTTGTGCTGCGTTTTTCTGGCTGAAAAATGCCAATGCTTCGACGCAACTGTCCACGCTTGACCAAAATGTCTGAGCTGTCTTTGCGTTGCACTAAGATGTCGCGTGCAAAGTCTTTCACGTTTGCCTTAGCAGATGCGGTGTACACATCGCCAACGCGCTCGTTTATAGCAAGCAGGTTGTTGTAATCCTTCTCGCTCCATTGTGCCAGCTTGTCTAGCTTTTTTAGCACCTTCTCCATGCCTACAACCTTAACTGTCGACATTACTCAGAGATTACGCGTTCTGTCACCAGGTTAATCATGTCTTTGCGACCAACCTCCTGCACAGCTAGTATCTTGTAGATGTCAGTGCCATGCTTTACGCGGTACTTTGGCGTGACTACACGCGTAAAGCTAGACGACCGCACGCGCCACGAAACGCGGTTAATAGCAGTCTCCTGTTCTGCAATGATGCTACTGCGTGCCGCCTTGTTGTCCATAGCCGCCCAAACTGTTACAAACGTCTCATAAGCATCAGCTTGTGCTGCTTCACCGTATGCGTTTATAGTAGCTCCCGCTGCTGGTGCCTCAATTGTTATGCGACGATCTAAAAAGCCAATGTTCATTGCCGCAAATCAATAATGCGCTCGCTGTTAAGCAAGCTGTGAACGCTCATTGGCACAGTGTTGGCCGATGCGCCTGTAATGACTGCGCGACGGTTCTCAAACCAATGCGCAACGAGCAGCTTTGTAGCTACCTCAATTTGTGCAGATGCAGCTGAACCACACCGGCATTCAATCTCAATAGGACTAGCGTTGTACTCTTGTAAGTCTGGTGTATCGTGAAAGCTAATGCGCGTTGTGTTGTCAGTCAGCTTTTCTGCGTAATACTTGTCAGTCGACAAGGTTTGCTGTACGCCAGCACTGTCATCGTATTTCACAGAAACAATGCGCGTAACGGGTCCAAATGCCAAAGATGCACTGCGCCAGCGTGCGAGGTAAAATTTCGTTACGCCGTCGGCTGTAAAGTGCCTGTTTGTGTAGTCACTAATGTGACCCACTGCGGCGTTAAGCAATGCCGTGATCGTCGTGTCCTCGTCACTACCATCTACGCGCAAAAAAAGCTTCATATCAGCAAGTGATACGACGTCAGTTCCAGTTGTGTACGATGGTTTTGTAATGATCATAGCAGAGAAAAAAAAGGAAGCCCAGCCTTATTGCCAGGCTTCCTAGTATTAGTCAATTATCACGTAAAGTCATACAAGTAAGCCAAGGCACCTGCCTGACGCACGTCTACGTCGTAAAACTTATTGACGTGCAGAGCAATCTGCGCTGTGCCTGCATTGCTGTATGGGTCAACCAAAAGGTCAATGCCACCAAAGAATGCCATAACCATGCCCAAGCTAAAATCACCAAACAACAGTGCACCTTCGTCAGCTGTTGAGTCAATGAGGTTAGGCGTGAAGTTGGTGTTGTAGCCGTCAATGTTGTTGCCTTCGACGACTGCCTTAATGCTGGCAACAGCGGCTTCACCCTTCAAAATGCTCATGGCCGTAGGTGATCCGACAAATGAGCACGCGCCCAAATCGCCACCAGCAGCCAACACAGCCTTTTGCATGTTAGTCAAGTCAGCGTATCCTACGGCGCCAGCTTTGTCCACATTGCTTGCAGCAGTGGCGGCAGCCTTTGCAAAGACAGCCTTGTCAATGGTCTCGTTAACACCAGCTGCCAACTCGCGTGCAATCATAGCGTCAACCTGAGCACCGCCCTGCAAAATCAATTGCTTGCTGTACTTAGTGTTTGCAGCAACACGAATTGGTGACAGTGTCAACTCGTCCATTTCCAAAGTCGAAGCAGCATCAGCAGAAACTTCTGTTTCTTCTGTACCAACAGCTTTGTTGCTAACGCGTGGGAACTTCAGGTTGCCTGTAGCGTTGTTAATGGTAGTTACACCAATACGCTCGGCCATAGTTGGCGTGCGCAACGCGTCAATGACACCAGGCACTGTTGTAGCAACAAAGCCGGAGCCGTCACCAGAACCTGCCTGAAAGTCGTCAGCAGCACCAGCACGGAACAATGCTGACGCTGGAATGCCAATTTGACCAGACATCTGCAAACCGCGCATTTGGTATTCCTTTGCGGCTTCTTGTGACCATTCAGCTTCGGCGCCTTCGAGTGCCTTGCCAAAGCTTGCAGCCTGCACAGCACGGCTGAGACTGAAAGAGCGGTTAATCTTATTGATTTCCTTGACCTCAGACACAGAAGCGCCGCCCATTTGTGCTTGGCGTGCAATCATATCCTCGTGTGCCTGGCGGCGTTGAATTTTGCCGTCGAGACGCTCAACCTCGCGCTTGCACAGGTCGGCCTCTTCTTGTTCGTTGTTGGTCCAGTCGCGATTTTCTGTTTCTGCGACATTTACCAACTCTTCGTAGCGATCAGCGTGTGTTGCACGGGTCGCCTTCATCTCATTGAGATTCATTTGTTGTAGAATTTGTGGTTCGTTATTCTCTGTATCTGTATCGGCGACTGCATCCGCAGTCACTTCGTCAATCTCAAGCTGTTGGTCACGCGCTTGCACCGTGGCGGCTGCGTATGCTGGGTATGTCACTGGTGACACGTCCAACAGTTGCCGCACCTTGTCTACGCTGCGTACTGTGCGCGCATCGTTCCACGATTGCTCTTCAATCGTAAATGCAAAAGATGACTGTGTAATGTCACCGCGCTTAACGCTCTCGTAGAAGTCTCTTGCGTATTGCTGGTCGCCCAGCTTTACTTTGTATTTCAACCCACGCTCGTCTGTTGTCAGCTCTAGCGTGCCGTTGCTTGTACGTCCCAAAATAAGGTTTGGGTCGTGGTTAATAAGTGCCCGGACGTCATCGTCCATTACGTCGTCAAAAGCACCGGGCCTAATGACCTCGCGGTATGCGCCTAGGTTTGTCTCACTGTTAAAAACAGCAGCATAGCCCTCCAGCACCATCTCGTCGTCATCGTCAGACTTGCGCACTTCTATAGTGCCCATTGTCCGCTTTTCGGCTTCGTCGTGTTGTGTACGTTCGTCGTTTTCCATTTGTTCTACCTTTTCACGAGACCAATTGTGCGCGGTCTTTCCGCCCCACAAAAGGTACGAAATTGTACCGCATGCCTCTGTGTCGTCTGGGTTGTAGTATGTCTCTGCGCGTGACAGAAAGCTGTACATACGTTTTACGCGTGCGTCGCT